CGAATATAAGGGTCGATTCCTGACTAAGTTGCTGACCACTGGTGCCAAGCGCACGCAGTCGAGTGGCATTCTGATCACCACTCCAGGCAGCAACACTGAGAACCACTACGGGGAAATCGTCAAGCAGTGCGAAGGTGTGTTAGATGGCACCATCGAGGATGATTCAATCTTCGCCATGCTCTATGGCATTGATGCCACCGACAAGATCGAGGACGAAGAAGCGTGGATCAAGGGCAACCCTGGTATGTCATACGGCCAGCCAGAACTAACTTCTCTGCGTCGATCGTTCAACACCATGAAGCAATCACCGATGGGCAGGAGCGAATTTACTCGTTACCACTGCTCGCGAGTCGATGACAACACTGGCGGATGGCTCGATATGGAGCTTTGGCGCTCCAACAATGACCCCACTTTCGACTGGAAATCCCTTGAAAACAGGCCATGTTGGGGGGGTCTCGACCTATCTAAGTCGGGTGATATGACCGCGTTCGTGCTCGCGTTCCCGCTCGATGACGGGCGCATAGCCCTCAAGGGGCGGTACTGGTTCCCCTCTGAAGGGCTTGCACAGCGCGAGTTAGATTATAGAATGCCCGTGCGGACATGGGCCGCAGAGAAGAAATTAGAACTTAGCATTGGCAGAGAGATAGACTATGAGCAAATCAGAACCGCAATAAATGAAGAGAACAAACTCTTCGACATTCGCGGAATTGGGTTCGATAGTTGGGGATCTAAGTATCTCGCTGAGACTCTCGTCAATGATGGTGTACCACTTATGACCTACCGCATGGCAATCGCGACCTTTGGTCCAGGTTGTCAACTGTTCCAGAATCTCTGGAGCGGCAAGAAGTTCATCATCAATGATGATCCGATCATGCGCAGAGCCATGGCAGAGTGCATCGCGAAGCGCGATTTGCACGGCAACATCAGGCCATCGAAGTCTCGACAGTCGTGCATCATCGATCCTCTCGTTGCAGCAATCATGGCGGTGCATAGTTGGGGTGGACAAACTAAGTCCTCATACGAGAGCGAAGACTTCATCGCGGACAACCAATGAACCGAATATCGAAAGTTACAAACAGCATCAGGACTTGGTTCTATGGCATCCCTGCCATGGTGCCTGGCTATTACAGCGAGCAGAGCCCCACCATCTATGCATCTGCTGCCAATGCGCTGCAGTACACGCCCGTCTATCGAGCGGTCAATCTGATCGCCAACGATCTTGCACGCACGCCACGAGAGTTCGATGACGCGAACATCGCACAACTCTTCTTGCGCCCGAACCAGTTTCAGTCGGGCTACGACTTCATGCGCCAAGTCACTGCAGAAACTCTGCTCTATGGCAACAGTTTCGTGCTCATCAACAGGCGCAAGGGTGGCGGTGTGTACGAGCTCGTGCACTTGGTGCAAGGCACCGTGTCACTTGACACCACCACTGGCTATCCGCGCTACCAGAGCAAAGATTATGGAATTCTCTCTGCTGATTCAGTGATTCACTTGAAGGCAGGCATCGTCAAAGAGTTCCTCGGTATCTCACCAATCGGAATCTCGGCGCGTGCAATTACCATCGCGATGTCACAGGAGGCCGCAGTCTCTTCAACGATCGAGTCAGGCGGCAACCCGCGCCTCGCGTTCATCCATCCGAACACGCTGAACGAAGCAGCACGGCAAGCAATCAGCAACCAATACCTCAAGAATCACACTGGAAAGAACAGTGGTCGACCCGTCGTGCTTGCAGAGAACATGAGGATTGAGCAACTGTCATCTGCCAACGAAGATGCAGGACTCGAAGCAGCGCGGAAGTACTCGATCACCGATGTATCGAGGATTTACGGAGTTCCAGTGTGCTATCTCTCTGAGACTGGCTCCAGTGTCTACGGATCGCTCGAATGGTCTTCGCGAGCGTACCTCGACAACTGTTTGAGCCACTGGTTAGAGACTTGGAAGGCTGAAATCTTCTTGAAACTCAACACGGTTGTGAGTTTCGATACTGATTTCATCACGCGACCCACACTCGTTGAGACCTATGCAGCGCTCCGAACTGGTGTCGAAGCAGGCATCATCACCCCAAATGAAGCGCGTGCAGCGCTGGACTACGCCCCGATTGAAGGTGGTGACGACCGCGTAGTGGCGTTGAACATGGGCACTGGTGGCGGTCAGACCAACATCGGTACAGACACAAGCAAGCAACAGGATGAACCAAGCCAATGATCACCAGATCCTCCACAATCTCAGCATCACGCGAGGGCAACACGCTTAGTGGTTACGCGATCCGTTGGAACGATGAATCGCGGGTGATCCGCGAGCAGGGCAAAGTCTTCACGGAGAAGATCGAGCGCTCTGCGTTCGACATCAGCGGCAAGGGCTTCGATGACATCAAGCTCTATTTCCAACACAACAACGAAATGCCATTGGCGCGGACCAACAACGGTTCGCTTCGATTGACTAACGACCCCAGTGGTCTGTGGTTTGAGGCAGAATTGCCCAACACAACACTCGCAAGTGACATCAAGGAACTACTCAATCGCGGCACCCTCGATGGCTCGATGTCATTTGGCTTTACCGCGTCCGACATCCGATGGAGTCGAGACGGTCAATCGCGATCGATCCACGAGGGGAAACTATTTGAGATCTCTCTGGTGGTCGACCCCGCCTACAAGAACACGCAATCAGAACTTCGCAGTGACAGCACTGTGCTCATCACTGACCAAGAAATTGAAATCAAGCGGATCAACACCATCCGCAGAAACAGGAACATGACATGACACGCCAAGAACTCATTGAGCAGCGCGGTCTCGCGACCACTGCTCTCCGCGACGAACTCAACAACTGGGAAACCAAGAACCGCGCATCGGCCAACGATTACGATCGCGTGGCCGTCGGTCTCTCGAAGGATAAGGTCGAGCGCATTGAAGCAGACCTCGACCGAATCGATTCACAGATTCGATCTTTCGACAAAGATGCAGCGTTCAAGAAGTCAGAAGCAGAGCCAGAATTCAACACCCGCCGCGCAGGAGCATCGGCTCCATCGACTAGCGGCGAAGATTTCTACAACGCGCTTCGTTCTGGTGATGCTTCGTATTTCAAGCGCGTGATGTCTGTTGGTCCTGCTGGTGCAGCACCAACCAGTGCGGTGGTGCCTAACGAGATTTCGCTGATCATCCGCGAGAAACTCAACACGATGTCAGTGATGCGCAACATTTCAACGGTCTACAGCACTGATGGAGCGTTGAAGATTCCTATTGAGGATGCGCTGCCAACAACTTATTTCCTCGCGGAGTCTGCAGCAGTCACAACTTCTGATGCCACCTTTGGGACATCAGTCCAGGTTACTCCGTACCGATTCTCAACCAAGACCACTCTCACGAATGAGTTCCTTGCTGATGCTCAAGCGGGAGGCGGTTTGGATTATGTTGCTCGCAAAGTCGGTGAATCGATGGCCCTGAAGCAGAACTCCTACTTCATGAATGGGACGAACTCGACTCAGCCTCAAGGTATCTTCACTGCAACTCAAGCAGCGCTCAACTCTGCTTCACAGGTTGCGTCTGATCTTGGTACTGCTGCTGTCACCACTGTGGACGGCGATGACATCATTGATTTGTATTTCAAGCTTGCCTCTCCGTACCGCAACAGCGCGTCATACATGACATCTGATCTCGCGCTGAAGGCAATCCGCAAGCTGAAGGACAGTTCAAGCCAGTACATCTGGCGACTGTCTGATGACACTGGTGGTTTGAACCTTGGACTCAACGGAACCCTAATGGGCCGCCCTGTCTACACCGATCCAGACATTGTGACCACGACCACCAACGGCAATGTCGCAATCGTGTTCGGTGATTTCAAGGGCTACGAAATCTTCGATCGCCCAATGCTCGAAATGCTCATTGACCCGTACTCGTCTGCAGGCACAGGCGAAACGATCCTCTACACGACCTCCCGAATGGATGCAAAGATCCCTCAACTTTCTAAGTTCGTGTTCACCACGATCTAAGGCATCTTTTCTCTCTCCAGGGGAGGGCGGCGGGGAACTACCGCCCTCCCTTTTGCAAGGACCAAATGTCGATACCCACACTGCAACAAATCAAGACCGCGCTGAAGATCGCGTACACCACAGACGATGCAGAACTGCTTCGTCTTCGCGATGCAGTGATGTCATTCATCACCTCCTACACAGGGGTGAATATGCAGGTCGGCAACAAGACCCAGTATCTCACTCTGTGGGATCGCGCCCGTTTCGATGAACAACCATTTGCAGCGTTGACAAGCGTGCAGTACTACGACACTGCAAACACGCTCACCACGATGCCTGCCACTGATTACTACCTCGATCGAAGTGACCCGCCAAGCGTTTTCGTCATCTTCAGCGGGTTCCCCTCGATTTATGACAACACGCAAATCCTGTTGAACTACACCGCTGGCCATGCAGACCTTCCCGCAGATTTGCAGCACGCAATCATTGCGTTCGTTGGTGCTTGGTACAACAACCCAGAGGCCCTCAGCCCAATCACGCTGCAGGAGGTGCCGATGAGCGCCAAGTTCATCTTGGACACCCTCAAGGTGCGAGGATCGCTCACATGATCGGTGCAGGCACAATGAAGTGGGATTGCTCTGTGAGACGCAGAGACGCTGTTGACGCGCTCGGTAAGCGTACAAATGTTGAGACGGTCATTACATCGTTTCGATGCGCGGTGTATGACAGTGGAGCCGCTGAGCAGGACTACGCAGGTGGAGCAGCAGAGAGCCGCTCCTACGAGGTCAAGACTCGGTGGACATCAACGATCGCCGCGCTGAGCTCGCGCTGCTATGTGGTGCTTACTGATGGTGTCAACACAATCACGGGCAACATCACAGGCATCACGAATAGCCACATGAAGAACCGCGAACTGGTGTTTACCGTTGAGGAGATCATCAAGTGAGCATCTACTCAGCAGTAAAGGTGATGCTGCAGACAATGACTACCGTCGCGGATGCTGACATCACCTACGGTCAACGCAACCAGACCTCAGCGACATTCCCCTGCTTGACCTATTTAGTGGACAGCATCGAGGATCTCTCTCTGGGCTCCAACCCGCTCCGCAAGTGCACGCTCACCATCAAGGTCTATTCGTTGGTGTCTGCGCTTGAAGCGGTCTCGATCTCTGCGGATGTCGTGACTGCTGTCGCCACTGGAACATTCGACTCGATCGTGTTTCAAGGGGTCGCGCAAGTCGCCAGCATTCTCGACGAACCAACAAGCGGCGATGGCGAAGAAACCAACCCGTTCATCTGCACCACGACCGCTCAAATTTACTACCAAGCATAAAGGCTCCAGCCATGGCTTCTACTTCATCGGTTGCATCGTTCACTTACAACTCAGTTACTCACGCTGCCGTGGGATCGTGCGCGATCTCTTCACAGCGACCCGTGATCGATGTCACATACATTGGATCCTACAACACCTATTCAGCCCCTGGCTTGTTGTCGACAGCGCTGACGCTTGATGTATTCATTGATTGCACATCCCATGTGACACTACTCACCAACCTTGCTGATGCTGAAGTTCCGCGAGCGTTTACTGTCACATTTGTTTCGGGTGACACCATCACGGGAACGGCCTATGTGACGGGCTTTGATGCGTCGATTGTGTCGGGTGATGTTTCACGCGCATCGTTCACGCTTGTGTGCGATGGCGCTGTGACTTTTGATACCAATGTTGCAGTCAAGGGCGGATCTGAACCAGCATGAGCCTGAAGAAAGCACCAGTTGATGTTCGGTCAATGTTCCTGCTGAAGGATCACATTGTGGATGTGCGCGGGATTTCTCTGTGCTTGCGCAGGCCCAGCACACTCGATTTTATCGCGGCCATCGAGTTCTCGAAAAAGTGCCCAGACCATTTCAGCGCGTGGCTGGTCTGGCAGCATTTGCATCAATCAACACTGCCCGTCTTCTCTTCTCTTGAGGAGGTGCTCACCTGTGATGTCTCGCTTGTCAACGAAATCGCTGAGCACATCGAGAAGCTCTACGGTGAAGGAAAACATTGACCCCACAGCGCTACGAGTGCTACTCGCTGTTCGGGATATCACTGCACTACCGCTCGACCAGCAGTGCTGTCTCTTCGCGCTTCAGTTGAAGTCCGATGAGATAGATATGGATGACATTCATGACCGTCTCGTGGAAAGTCGATCCCGCATCAATCTCCAAACTGCAGCGCGAACTCAGTGAGATTCCTCGCAAGGTGATTCTCAAGGGTGGACGCAGAGGCATGGTCCTCTGGGCAGAGGAGGTGAAAGCGTCGATCCGCTCTAACCTCTCTACCGTCGGCTTTGACAGTGCGTCAATCCGTAGGTCGATCGTGCACAAGATCGTGCGCTTGAAGCGCGGCAGGGGTTTGTGGGTCGGTGTCGGTGTGGCGGCAGGCAAGTCATGGGGCACGCGCAATTTCTTCATCGCGCACCTCGCCCGTTGGTACGAAACTGGTTGGACCCCGTACCCAAAGGGGAGGCCAACAGACAAGACGGGAAAGAATTGGCGCAAAGGTCTGCGCGTCGGTAGCGGTGCAAGGATTTACAGCACTAACTTCGTCCAGAAATCAACGCAACCAGCATGGCAAACTTTGCCTGATTACATCGCGAAAGCGGTGCAAGCAGAGTTAAACAAGCCAGAGAAACTCTGATGGCAAAAAAAGTATCACCACTCGTCATCCCCGCAGTCCTCGATACCTCTGGCATCGCCAAGGGTGTCCGCGATGTGAACACGCGCTTAAAGGGAATTCGCGGTGGCAGTGCAGGCTCTCGCGGGTTCCCCGCTGGCGCGGGTGGGCTCATCGGTGGCGGTGGCATCAACCCGCACGCTATGGGAATGTCTGCAGGACTGGCGCAAGGATTTGGCGCTGCGCTCGGCACCAGTGGGGCTGCAGGCTTTCAAGCATTGCGCCAACAGCAGCAGCAACAGCAGCGCGAAGCTCTCAGGGCAGGCGCGTCTCGTTTCTTTGAAGCGGGTCCGCGCACAGGGTCCCGACGCTACGGGCAGGGTCGTGGAGTTACCTTCAAGCAGACTGGTGGAGCAAGCAGAGAGACAATGTCGAACTTCTATGCAGGGGTTGACGAGATGAATGCAGGCATCACCCGACGCAATGCACAGCGCATGAAGATGCTCCGCTCTTCTCGTCTTGGCTTCGGTGGCAGGCTCAACGCAATCGACACCGCCACAGAAGGCGGTCTTGGTCCCGCCATCGGCATTGCGGCAGGAATGTTCACGGCAGCCGTCAGCAGAACCGACAAGTTCTCTGAGGGAATGCAGGCTCAATTCGCGGGTCGGCAGGATGCGTTCTCACAGAAGATGAGCGCACGCTATGCAGGGGCATCAGAGACCCCAGGAGGGTTCCGCAGGGGGCTCGAAGCCATCCAACCATCTGGAGGGGGCAGGAGTTCACTGGAGCGCTTCGGAGCCCTGCTAGAGCGTGGATCTGAAGATGTCACGGTGACTGCGGTCCGCGCTGCCGACAAACTCGCAAGCGGGTTTATGTCTGGAGTCGAGGGGCTCGCGAACATGGTCACAGGCGGTCGCTACGGCTTCGCAAAGTCCATCATTGATCTACGAGAGCAGAGCAACATCATGAACGCGAAACGAGCACTGCAATGAGCAACGCTTCCTATTTCACCGCTGCCTCAGGCGCGAACACTTTTGTTCGTTGGAAACAATCTCAGCAACTTGCTCTCTCTGATTACGGGGGACAGCACGAAATCATTGAGTCCTACCTCATTGCCAAGGCAGTCACCGCAACAGGCATTGAACAGTTGATCGATTTCAACGGTGCTGATCTATCTGCAATGCAAACCGCAGGCGTAGTCCCGTACATGGGCGGCACCTACGGCAGCGATTGGGCAGGCACATCGAATGTCTCGACCAACAAGCATCGGTGCAGGTCGATCGAGTTTGAGATCATGCCTGCAAACAAGACCAAGTGCACGATTCACTGGACCTCCTACTACTCTCATGTGCCTGGAGATGCTTCTGGAAAACAGTTGATGCCCGCGTCAATTGAGTACCAAACTACTCTGCGCACAATGACGAGGTACCGCCACAATATTACTGTGGAGCCAGACGCAACCCTAGATGTGTCTGCAGCAGACATTGGTGGAGATCCTGTTGCTTTGTATGGGATCTTTGCAACCACCACAGTGCCACAGCTTCGCATCCGTATCCGTTTAGTTCGTGACGCGCTTGTTACTAATGTTGCAGTAATGTCGGATGCAATTACCACGATCCTCAACACCAAAAACACAGACACATTTCTAGGATACACAGCGGGAACCTTGCTGTGTGAAGGCGCTTCCATGATCCATCTCGGCGGCAACTATTACGAAATCATCTTTGAGATTCTTGCTGATTCATATTTTCGTCACGAGCAAGTTCCAAAGTACAACAATGATGGAACCGTAGCCATGACCGCAGACAATGCCACTGAGGTCAAGTGGAAGCGACAAAAGAGCGTCGGGTCTGCGTTTGCGGGTGTATGGTTTGGCGACACAGGTGCAGCGCCATCGCTTGAGTACATCACGAAGCGCGGATACTGGAGCACTTACTGATGAACAAAAAGAACATC